ATCCTCACCAAGCCGCAGCAACAGCATCAGGCGCAACTGCCGCCCGAGGTCGCCCGGGAGCTGCAGGAGAACCGCCAGTGGCGCCAGCAGCAGGAGCAGCAGGGCGTGAACCGCGAGATCGCGGCGTTCTCTGACGGCAAGGAGTTCTTCAACGACGTGCGCACGCAAATGGCGGGCTTGGTCGAGCACGGCCTGGCCACCAACCTGCAGGACGCCTACGACCAAGCCTGCTGGGCCAACCCGAGCGTGCGGGAGGTGCTCCAGGCCCGGCAGCGCGGTGAGCAGCAGCAAAGCAGCCTGCAGCAGCGCCAAGCCAAGGCGGCGGACGCCAGCCTGGCACCCGATGGCGCGCTCGACGTCAAGCTCGACCCTGAAGGCGCGGGGGATGACATCCACGCGGCGGTGCGGGCGGAGTTCGCCAAAGCGATCAACCAACGGGTGTAGTTTTGCCAACTGTCAAGGGGTAGCGTAAGCTCTACTAAGCCAATCCCTGACCCACGCGCCTACCACTGTGGTTCGGAGCTTACCTCCAGAGAAGAGATGGCCAGTTTTGTCACTCTTTCTCTGGAGGTATTCCCTAATGGCCTTTCCAAACATCAGCGATATTATCGCTACGACTATTGAGAAACGTAGTCGTAAAGTCGCCGACAACGTCACCAAGAACAATGCCCTGCTGATGCGTATGGAACAGCGCGGTCGCGCTCGCCCGTTCAGCGGCGGGCGCGTCATCTTTGAAGAGCTGAGTTTCGCCGAAAACGGCAACGCGGGCTTCTACAGCGGCTACGACCTGCTCCCCGTAGCGGCGCAGGACGTCATCTCGGGCGCCCAGTTCGACATCAAGCAAGCGGCCTGCCCGATCACCGTCAGCGGCTTGGATATGCTGCAGAACGCCGGTCCTGAGCAGATGATCGACCTCGTCGCCGCTCGCATCGACGTCGCTGAAAGCACCATGCAGAACCTCATCTGCGGTGGCCTCTATTCCAACGGTACGGGCTTCGGGGGCAAACAGATCGTAGGTCTGGACGCCGCCGTGCCGTTGGACCCAACGACCGGTGTGTACGGCGGCATCGACCGCGCCACCTGGACCTTCTGGCGCTCCAAGATCGTGAACGTCGCCGCCACCACCACCCTGCAAGCGGACTTGAACGACCTGTGGTCGCGCCTCGTGCGTGGCTCCGATCGTCCAGACCTGATGCCGGTCGACTCGGTGGTGTGGAAGGCGTACATGGCGAGCCTGCAAGCCCAGCAACGCTTCACCGACCCGGCTGTGGGCAACCTCGGCTTCCCGACCATCAAGTACATGGACGTCGACGTGGTCCTCGATGGTGGTATCGGTGGCTTCTGCCCTGCGGGCACTGGCTTCATGCTCAACACCAAATACATCCACTACCGTCCACACTCGGCGCGTAACTTCGTGTCGCTGTCGCCTAACAAGCGCTACGCGATCAACCAGGACGCCGAAGTGCAGATCCTCGCCTGGGCGGGCAACCTGACCATGTCGGGCAGCCAGTTCCAAGGCCGGATTGACGTCAACCCATAGTCGAAACGGGCCAAGGACGGCCCACCTTTTTGGAGGGCACCACCATGCCTGCACTGAATATGGGTTCCCCAGTCGCTTCTGGTGGCAACCCCTCTGGCGGCGTACCCGTCATCATGAACCCGCTCAGCGGCCCGAAAGGGTCGCCGTTCGATGCCAAGGTATACCCACCCTCGGTCAACGCCTCGACCATCAATGCGGTGAAAGTGGCGGACCCGACCAACTACTCAACCGGCGCGATGAGCAACGGTATCGGCTTCGGCCTGAACGTGCTGATCAGCCCAATGAAGCAGGACATGATCAAGGGGGCCGGGTTCACCGACGACGACACCCCGGGGGTTACCTTCCCTGACGGCGTCACCCTGGCCACCGACACCCGCATGTTGTTCATCGGCGGTGGGCGCAGTGTTCTCGCCAACGGTACAGGCCCTAACGGCAACGGTACGCCGCCTGGCACCCTCGTCTCTGTGCCGAGCATGTACAACGCCCAGCCCATCGCCGCCTTCGGCAACGGCGCGAGCCGTGATGCAGGCGCGGGTCCGGCCTTCACCAGCTTCGGCATGAAGATGGTGACCGCTGACGCCCTGACGGCGAACGGGGAAGTCCTGGAAACGGGGTTCACCAACCGCACGGGCGTCTCCATGAAGGACGACTTCAGCGCCTTCGGTAGCGCCGTCGCGGCCACGGCCGCGCCGGTCTAACTAAAAAAGCCCCCGAAAGGGGGTAAACTTTTGCAGGTGCCAGAAAATGAGTGAAGTGATCGAGTACGACATCAGCCGGTTCGACCGTCCACAGGACACCAGCGGGCTGCACATCCGGTTTTACATGGCGACCAAGAAAAACGAAGCAGCCAGCGCGGAAGCGGGGCGGCTGATCTGCGAGGATAAGGAGTACATCGAGATCCTCGCGCCCGGTAACGCCAACAACATCATCCGTCGCCCGGTGGTCAAGGAAGACAAGTTCAACTACCGCGACCAGTACGAGCGCTTCAAGGCCGGTGACGCGGAGCAGATCATCGGCACCCCGTTGGCCGAGGTGGCGTGGATCGCCCGTTCGCAGGTCGAGGAGCTGCTCTACCTGAAGGTCCGCACGCTGGAGCAACTGGCGGAGGTCAGCGACCAGTTCTGCTCGGGCATTCCGGGCATGTACGAGCTGAAACGCAAGGCAGCGGCCTACGTCAACGGCGAGAAGGACGACTCCCGGTTCACCCAGATGCACGCGGAGATGGAGGCCATGCGCCGGGAATTGGCGGCGCTGAAAAACCTCAATGAGCACATGCCGGTGCACAAGCCAGATCCGGTGTTGAACAACACCCCGGCCGTGGCCGAGAAGGCTACCGCACCTGCGCGTGTGAAACGCAACGCTCAGTAACTAGGGGATCTTCCCCGCGACCTGGAGGACGGCACCTCTTCCGGGTCGGTTTTTGGAGACTGGCATGGAAACGGCGATCAACATCATCAACGCGGCGTGCCATGAACTGGGCCTCCCCACGGTGTCGTTCAACACCGCAACCGGCGACACCCTCGGCACCCAGACGCTGGCCCTGCTCAACGCCTTGGGTGACGAGCTGGTGCGCCTGCACGACTGGCAATTTCTCGAAAAGGTGATGGAGTTTACCGGCGACGGCGTCGTCGACACCTTCCCCATGCCGACCGACTTCAAGCGCCAGGTCAACCAGACCCAGTGGGCGCTGAACAACAAGCGGCCCCTGCAAGGACCTGACAGCGCGCAGATGTGGGCGTGGAACCAGTACGGCATCGTCAGCGTCGGCGTGTATTTCCGCTACCGCATTCTGGGCAACCAGTACACCCTCTTCCCGCTCCCGGGCCTCGACGAGAAGTTCGCGCTGTTCTACATCAGCAAGAACTGGGTCATCGACATGGACCCGCCGAACGACCTCAAGGACACCATCACCAAGACCGGCGACATGCCGCTGTTCGACAAGCGCCTGCTGATCGCAGGCCTCAAGGTCAAGCTGTGGAACGCCAAGGGCTTCGACACGACCGGCCTGCAGGACGAGTTCAACACCGTCTTGGCCAGTGAGAAGGCGCAGAACCAGGGCGCCCGGGTCATCGACCTGAGTGGTTGTGACGCCCACCTATACCTCAACTGGCAGAACGTGCCGGAGTCGGGGTTCGGCTCATGACCTACGCACGCAAGTCGGCCCAGCGGCGTGTGGCGCAAGTTACCACGGCGGTGGCGCCTATCGGCGGTCTGGACGACATCGACCCGCTGGCGACGATGGGCGAGCAGTTCTGTATCCAACTGATCAACTGGGTGCCCGGAAACGCGGCATTGCAGGCGCGTCAAGGCTACCGCGAGTGGGTCACCAACCTCGGCGCACCGGTCAAGACGATCATGCACTACAACGCGATGTCGGGGGATTACAACACCTTCGCCGCGACGGACAACGGCATCTACGACGTGACCGCGAGCACAGCCGCGCCGGTTATCATGCACCCCGTCACGGACGGGCACTTCAACTCGGTCATGTTCGGTAACGTGGCGTTCCAGTATCTGGTGGCCGTGGGTGGGGGCTCGTCGCCCTCGATCTTCTACGACGGGACATCGTGGAAGGACTTCATCCAGTCTGCAACGCCCACCAATCCTGGCGAGATCGACGGGGTTGACCCGTCGAAGTTCTCACAGGTGCAGGTGTTCAAGCGCCGTCTGTGGTTCGTGGAACAGGACTCGATGACGGCGTGGTACTTGCCGATCGACGCCACCAGCGGCGTGGCCAAGCCGTTCTACTTCGCCAGCGTGTTCAAGCGCGGTGGCAAGCTGCTGTACATCGTCAACTGGAGCGTCGACGGCGGCGATGGCCAGGACGACAAGCTGGTGTTCGTCTCCAACCTCGGTGAGGTCGCGGTCTATCAGGGCACCGATCCTGATAACGCCGATGCATGGGCCTTGGTGGCAGTGTTCTACGCTTCGGCGCCGTTGGGCGATCGTGCGTTCTCCGAGATCGGTGGCGACGTCCTCATGGCCACCACCTACGGCATCGTGCCGCTGACCAAGACCTTGTCCGGCATGATGAGTCAGACGCCGAGTGAGCAGGCCGTCAGCAAGCGAATCAGCCGCACGCTCAACCGGATCGTCCAGCAGGGTATCTACCAGCGCAACTGGGAGATGATCAACTTCCCCATGCTGCAGGCGTCCGTGGTCATCATCCCCGCCGTGGGCGACAACCCGGCCCTGCAGTTCGTGATGAACAGCCTCACGGGCGCGTGGACCAAACTGGATTTGCCGATCAACACCGGGCGCGTGGCCCGGGACGGCTTCTACTTCGGCACCGTTGACGGTCGGGTGTGTCTTTACGGCGGTGAAAACTACCTCGATGACGTGAAAATCGACGGCTCCGGTGGTGAGCCCGTCATCTGTTACCTCTTCAGCGCGTACAACTACATGGGCGACCCGACCTCGCTCAAGCACTGGAAGTTGATTCGCCCCCTGTTCCAGTCCGACCAGCCACCAAGCTACCTGCTGACGCTCAACGTCGACTACGACACTGCCGCGCTCGCGGGCAACCCCGCGCCGCCTGCCGAGGAGCAGACGGACCCGATCTGGGATGTCGCGATCTGGGACCAAGCCTTCTGGTCGTCCAGCTTCACCACGTTCCGACCTTGGGTCGGCGTGTCGGCGCTGGGCTTCTGCTGCGCGCTGCTGCTCAAGGTCGCCACCAACGACGCCACGACACTGGTGGCGATCGAGTACGTCTTCGAGAAAGGGGGTGTGGTGTGAAAGCCATCGACTGCTCGCCGCTGTACCTGCCGCTGCTGTGCAAGATGCTGGATTACTTGCCTACGCCATGGGTGCAGTGCATCACCTGCCTGGACGACGGCAAGCCCATCGCGGGCGTGGTCTACGACGGGTACAACACGGCGTCCATCAGCGCACACATCTGGGTCGAGGATCTGTGCCGACCCTCAAAAGAGTGGTTGGCGGCGATTTTCGACTACCCATTCAACCGATTGGGCGTGAAGAAACTGGTCGGGCAAGTCAACTCCAGCAACGGGGAAGCGATCAAGCTCGACGAGCACTTCGGGTTCGTCCTGGAGGCCACGGTGAAGGACTTTTTCGAGACGGGCGACATGCTCATCTACACGATGACGCGGGAGCAGTGTCACATTCTTAACTCACCGCGCTGGGCGCCAGTCGTGGACACCATTCGGAGGGTCGCATAATGGGCGGCGGGAAAAAGCAAAAAGCGCCAGCGGCCCCCAACTACGCGGCGCTGGCAGCGCAGGACGCGGCCAGCCAGAAAGACACGGCGGCGGCGATCACCCAGTGGAACCGTCCTACGCAGAATGACGCCTATGGGAACTCTATTAACTGGAGCCAGGATGCTAACGGCAACTGGACGCAAAGCCAAAGCCTCAATCCTCAGTACGCCTTCGCGGGTGAGCACAGTATTGAGGCGTACAACCGTGCTCTCGCTCAGGTAGAGAATCAGGGCGCGTTCAACGCTCCGGGAACGGAAGACGCCCAGTGGGCCTATCAAAACGCACTGGCCAACGGTAATTTTGACCCGAATGCTTACGGGGCTATAGGAGAATTCGACCGTACCCAAGGCGACAAGGTAGCCTCAGATATGTTCGAGTCTTCCATGAGCAGGCTGCGCCCAGAGCAAGCGCGCTCTCAGGAAGCCCTTGATGTCAAGTTACGTCAGCAAGGTCTGCAACCCGGCACCGAGGCCTACAATCGGGCTATGCAGAACGAAATGACTTCGCAGGGCGACGTCAACGCTAAGCTTGGTCTTGACGCTACGTCAGCAGGCTATAACGCTGCGATGGGCATCTACAACACCAACCTCGGTGGTCAGAACCAGCGGTTCAACCAAGGGCTGAGCGGGTACGAAGCCAACACTTCGCAAGACTGGCAAGCTCAGCAAGCGGCGCAGGGGCTGCAACAGCAGCAGTACAATCAGGCGCTGCAAAACTACTCCCTGCCGATGGAGCGGGCACAGGCGGCGGCGCAGCTCTCCGCGCAGGCCCCCCAGCCGAACTTCCCCGGATTCAGCGGTGCGACCGGCTACAACCCAGCCGACATGACGGGCGCGGCCAACGCATCCTACCAGGCGAAAATGGGCGCCTCCAACGCGCAGGCTGGTAAGAAGAACAGCATGATGGGCACCGCAGGCACCCTCGGCGCCGGGGCCATGATGGCGTTCTCCGACGCGACGCTGAAAGAAAACCTCGCGGTTATCAGCGGCGCCGACGCCTTAGGCATCATCCTGCGTCTGGGCGGTTACGAGTACGACTGGAAGGACGGCAGCGGCCATGATGCCGGAGTCATCGCGCAAGACGTGCAGAAGGTCC